GATAACAACGGCAACTCAACAAAGAATGTAAGAATCTTAAAGACCACAACCGGTACTGACGGAGACACATTCTATAATACTGCCTCAGCTTACCTCAACGTAAAGCCAGGCACATTCAATGCTGCTAATAACTTATACGCCCTCGGTGTATATGCTGACAGTCTTCCATCTAATACCGCAAAGCCAATCGGCGACGTCGCTTCAAAGCTTGACGCTGTATTAAATCTTGCTGAAAACACTGACACAATTGATATCGATCTTACAATTGACGCTGGTCTTTCAACAATCTATGCAGTAACTCAAGTGCTTGGCGTATCTGCTTACGATGATACAACTATTACAAACGGTCTTATTGCGCAAGTTAACGCTCTCAGTGCTTCATCTGGTAACCCAGTAAGTAACGATCTCGTAACAAAATGGTCTTCTATTACATCTAAGTTCGAAGAATTTGCAAGAAGTCGTCGTAAGGATCACCTCTTTATATCTGACCCAATCCGTCACGTATTTGTAACCGGTGAAAATTATAAGACTCTTGACAACAAGACCAAGAATTTCTCACAAAACGTTTACTGGCCGTTACGTAATCTTTACGGCGCATACAATTCAAGTTATGCTACAACCTACGGTAACTGGGTAAAAGTGAATGACCAATTCTCTTCAAAAGCGGTGTGGTTACCAACTTCTGGTTATGCAGCAGCTATGATGACTGCAAGTGACGCAGTATCTTATCCATGGATTGCCCCAGCTGGTCTAACCCGCGGTATTATTAACGGTCTTACAGATATCGCAGTTAACCCACAACAAAAACAACGCGACTTACTCTATAAGGTATCGATTAATCCATTAGTATACTTCCCGAACGACGGTTATGTAGTAATGGGTCAAAAGACCTTACTAAAAGCTCCAAGCGCATTTGATCGTATCAATGTACGTCGTCTATTCCTCTTCCTTGAGAAAGCGACACTTCGTACGATGAGATACTTCGTATTCGAACCAAACACAACATTTACACGCACCCGCGCTGTAAACACCTTGAGCCCGTTGTTTGAACTTGCTAAGAATACTCAAGGCCTTTACGACTACTTGTTAGTATGTAATGACACGAACAATACGTCTGATGTAATCGATGATAACACAATGGTTGTTGACATTTACATTAAGCCAGTTCGCGCCGCAGAGTTTATCTTGGTAAACTTCTACGCAACTAAGACTTCACAGAACTTCAACGAACTCTTACAAGGTTAATCCTAAGTAATTAAACACCATGGCACAAACAATTCAAGACTTTTATAGAGTAGCCCAATCAAGAGGATTCTCACGTGACTTTATGTTACGCGTTACCTCTATTGGCGAGGACACATTCAACGAAGACGATTTTGTATACATTACTACAAAACAGCTTCCAGACAGAGCAATTACTAATCAGCAAGCAACCTTTATGGGTCTTCCGTTCAACATGCCAGGTACTGTTACATACCCTGGCTCTGATGGTTGGAGTGTCGTATTCCGTAACGACTTAAAAGGTGTTATCCGTAAGAAGCTTGAAGATTGGCAGATTAATAAAGTGTTCGATGATAGCACCAGTACTGGTGACCTATCAGTTCGTGGTATTGATAAGTTAATCCAATTAGAGCAATTAGATGATAAGCAAAACGTGGTTAATACATATAGAATCTATGGTGTATATATAAAGACCCTCGGTACTATTGATTATAACTTAGAAGGTACTGGTGCAGCTACCACCTTCACTGCTACATTAGCTTATCACTACTGGAGACACGTATAAGATAATTTTAGTTTACTTTCAAAAGCCTCACTTAAAGTGGGGCTTTTTTTATGTTCAAGTATTAAATATTATATATGGCCCAACGGACTGGTTACGGTATTACAGATTTTTATACCACTATTACTCAGCGGGGGCTTGCTCGTAATAACGTGTTCCGGGTAAAAAGTATAGGGGATATATTCGCTGGAGATAGAGATGATTTGTTGTTATATGCTCAAGGCGGTAGTATACCCGGCCGACAAATATCTAGCTCAAAAGTAAGCTTTAGAACGTTTGACTTTCAGGTTCCTATGACTGCTAGCTATCCAGAAAATAGTAGCTATTCATTAACATTTTATTGTGACGATAAGTACGAATTAAGAGATATATTAGAAAATTGGAGTAGACAGGTATTTGACGAACATAAAAATGTTTCCGTTAAACCGGGTCTAGTAGATATAGAACTAGTTTTAATAGAGAATTCTTTTTTAAATACAGCTGCACTTCCGACCCAACAACCTGTTCCGCCTGTTGATCCTAAAGCTAACGGTATACCAAAAGAACGTAGAAAGTATACATTAAAAGGGTGCTTCCCTCAGAGTGTGGGGGCAACGTCTTATAATGTTGGTAGTAATGGAGAGTTTGCAACAGTACCTATTAATATAGCTTTTCAGTATGTCATATCGGAAAAAGACCTAAATGGCAACTAATACAGCATAAGTATATAAGATTATGAATCAAACTATCCAGGACTTTTACGCGCGGGCTACAAAAAGTGGGTTTTCTCGAGACTTTCAATTAAGAGTGACCGATTTTAACATAGGTGGCGCTTCTTTGTTTCTTGATGAAGATTTAGTGTTTATTAAAACAGCCACCCTACCAGGTAAGACTATTTCAGTACAAACCGCTCCTTTTATGGGGTTAACGTTTAATGTGCCTGGGGCTGTTAGTTATTCAGGTTCAGGCTCTTGGCCGATAACATTTTATGCTGATCAAAGCTTAGATATTAGACAAAAATTAGAAAACGCGATGACAAGAACGTTTGGGGTTGATACTTCTTCTGGTAACATACTCCCACGGGACTTAGCCGGTAACTCTATTACCTTAACACTTTTTGATGATCAGTTAAACGAAATACGTTCCTATAAATTATTAGGCGTGTTTATCACCGACCTCGGCGCAATAAGTTACAACGCTACTGGTACTGGTGCTATAGTTGAAATACAGACCAGTATAGCATATCAATACTGGATTGATAGTAAGATGGGTGTTGGTGGTGGTCGTGGCGGTATTGCTGGATTAGCAAATACTCTAGGTAGTATAGGAACTGCCGCAGCAACCGTTGGTGGGGTAATTAATAGAGCTTCGTCAGCTATAAAAGCTATTGGAAATATCTTTGGCCGTCGTTAAAAACTAATTAGTATGCAACTTTACGGGCCTAATGCTAATACTAGTATTCAGGAAAACGATATATCTACGTTCGAAAGCTTTCTTAAGAACCCAGAAACATCAATACCGTTAGACTCTAATTTTTTAATTGCTTTTAATACTATACCGAACGGAATTAAAAACACATTTAATGATAATGAAATAGGTCACTATGAACCTGAAGCGTGGGGTATAAACGTTGAAAAAGAATCGTTAATAAAAAACACTGAAACTGTACAGCAATACAAATGTTTATTTGCAAATGGGGTTACTCTACCAAGTGAAAGTGTTGGCCAAAAAAGAGTAGGTATGCAAGACCTGTATGCAGACAATTCCGGTGGTATTCTTTCCGGGGTAGTATCTACATCAAGAGAATCAAGAGCCCCGTTAAAAATTACGTTTTTAGAAACTAACGTTTCTTTTTTAGACACAATAATTAGACCCTGGGTAGTAGCTGTTTCTCATTATGGTTTATATGCCCGCACTACAGGGTCAGCATATGATGTAAAAACCACTCTAACAGTAAACCAGTTTGACCATAGAGTTAACAGCAAAGATAAAATACGCAAGCAATATACCTTTTTTGATTGTGCACCAATTAGTTTTGATGAAATCACTTTAACATACGGTAAAGCAGATACGACCGTAATAAGCGTAAATTGGGTATATAAGAATTATAAGATCTTTACAGCTAGCGCTGCTGGTGCTGGACATACTGGAAATATTCTAACAGGAACAACTGGCAAGCCTCTTAGTAAAATAGAAAAGCAGCTAACAGGAATGAGTAGCTATAAAGATCTTATAGCTACTAATATACCTACGACCTTCATTAAGAATAAAATTCCGGGTATAGGTTGAAGTTGCTAATAAAAGCGGTAAGTTAATAAAATGGGGTTTGTATATAATGTATTCCTACCGGGATTAAATAAGAACGTATGGGCAAAAGAAATTACCTGTAGATCTTATAAAGCACTGATTAAATCCCTTTATAGTAAAGATGATGAGTCTTTTATACTTCATAGTAACAATATCATAGAACAAATTGTACCCGGGATACTACAAGGAGGTCTTAATGTTATAGATAAGGTTGTATTACTAGTTAATGCACGAGCTGTAAGTGTTAATCCGGATTTAAAATTAACAGCAACTTGCGTACAAACTAAACAGTCTTTTGAATATACTGTAAGGTTGGATGAAATATTTAATAAGCTTTCAAATATACAATACTCTTCCCAGAATACATTTGGAGAAATAACTGTTTATCATTCTATTGCAAAAGCTAAAGATGAACAGTGGTTTTTAAATAAAACCCCTGAACAGCTTTATACATGTCAACTTGCATCTTGTATTGATAGAGTTAAAATTAAGGAAGAAGAAATTGATTTTAGTAAATTAGCTTTTGAAGATAGATGTGCAATAGCAGAAAAGCTACCTATGCAAATGACTGCTAGTATTCTTAGGCACTTATTAAGAGTGGAAGAAAATAATACCACTTGTAAGCTTTTATCTATTTACTCTCCTTTTTCAAAACAGGTAGCAGTTGAGATACCGTTATCTATTGATACAAATATATTAAGAGAGTTCTGTAAATTACTTTTTACTGACGATCTTAACAACATTTATCAGTTAACTTTTAATCTTGTTTCAACTTTAAGTTTTGACGGAGATTACGTAGAGAGCTTGCCACCAGCTGAAATGTATCTTTACTGGGCCTTGCACTTACAAAGAGAAAATCAACAAAAAGAAGCGGAGCGGCCAGGGACGTCTACTATGTTTCAAGGCACGCCTGCCGATATTTAAATTAGTTGAAAACCAATATCTAGCGCCTAAGTTATTTAAATGAGTGATTTTAACAATATTCTTTCCGTATTAGATACTATTAGTAAGGAAAACACTGTTTCCTTTTACGTGCCAAGTTTAAAGAGAGAAGTACTTTTTAAGGGTATCAGCACCGGTCAGCAAAAAGCTCTACTTAAAGCTGCTATAGATAATCCAGTTTTTCAGACAAGATTCATTTTAGCCGCTTACGCAATTATTAATGAAAACTGTATTGAAAAGGATATACTCGCACAACTCACTGCAATAGATAGTATGTCGATTCTGTTACAGTATAGAGTCAATATATACGGTTCTGAATATAAAACAGAACAAGAAGGTAAGACTTATACCTTAAATTTAAGCGAGGGCATTAATAGATTACGTGAAATTGAAATACCAAGCCCTCAAACATTTGTTGATGGTCCGGTCTCTATTACGGTAGGGGTACCAACCTTTACTGAACAGTTTTTACTAGAAAAGCAAGTTAGAGAAAAGAATCTAAACGAACAAGATAATACAACTCTCAATGAAACTATAGGCGAGGCTTTCATCGGTGAAGTATCTAAATTTATTAAACAGATACAGGTTACAGTTAACGACCAACCACAGGATTTAAACTACAAGGACTTAACATTTCCTAAAAAATACGCTGTTCTTGAAAAACTACCTACTAAGGCTGTTAAACAAGTTATAGGTTATTTAGAATCCGTTGCTAACATACAACGTAAGTTTACCCGTGTTAATGGTGTCGATGAAGCTAATAACGTAAAAGAAATTGAGTTTACAATAGATTCTTCTTTATTTGCATTAAACTAATACGTTAGGTCACATATTGTGTACCTAAGTATTTAATATGGCCGAAGGTGCAGCAAATCCAGAAAAAACAGAACCAAGCACTCCTGGGGTAGGGGCGCGGCTTTTGCAAGCGTTGACTGGTTCCACCCCAGAAAAAAAAGTTGATGCTATACCACCTAATATTTTAGCGGCCTTAAAACAGAACAATACGGCTTTAAATTTACTTGTTGGCAAGCTTGATAAGTTTGTCACTATTCAAGAGGAAAAAGATGACGGTACAGGGGATGAAGCTAAACAAGCTTTAAAAACTGAAAAACCTAAAAGCTTTATATTAGCAGATGTTGATGAAAAGGCTCTAGAGAAAGTTAAAAAATTACTTCAAGATTTAGGTCTTGGTCAAAAATCAGCTGCGTCAGCAGTAACAGCTAGCCCTACTAAAAAAGGTGCTGGCGGAGCTGGAGCCGGGTTCGACTTGAAAAAAATGGTTGGTAGTGCTCTTATGGCAGCTTTGCCTTTAGCAGCAATATTAGCAGGTATTGCTGGTTCTCTAGCATTAGCTATTGGTAGTTGGTTTAACCAAGGCCCTTTTAAAGGACTAATGAAAGAAGCCGGTTTGAGAGCGTCTGAGCTCTTTCTTAAATTAGTAAAGCCGGCATTTGGTATATTAGAAAAACTCGCCCCGACCTTTGCAAAAGGTATAATGAAAGCATTTACGGGTATGACTAGTTTATTTAAATCAGGAGCCGGAAAAATAGCTTTACAGTTTAGCAAGCTTATGCCCACTCTAGCAAAGTTTTTAGGGCCTATACTTAAAAAATTACCAGTCATAGGTACAATTATTAATATTGGGTCAGCTGTTAGCCGATTTATGGCAGGGGACGTTATTGGCGGATTAATTGATATCGGTTCTGCTATAGCAGTCTTAATACCTGGCGTAGGTACAGCTATATCAATCGGTCTTGGTTTTTTAAATGCAGCAAGAGATTTAAGCGGAGAAACAGAAAAGTCTAAAGCCGGAAACGGTAATGCTGACAAGAGTTTTATCTCAACTATGGTAATTGGTTTCGGTAAGTGGGCTGCTAAATTATTACCAAAATTAAAGTTTATACCAGTACTCGGCGGGTTATTTAGTTTATATGAAGCGTACGATTACTTTAAAAAGGGTAATATAGCACAAGGTATACTAGGACTAGTTAGTGGTATAGCATCATTTATTCCGGGCGCTGGTACTATTGTTTCATTAATAGCAGGTGGTGTTAATATTTTACTTGATTTAATAACTAGTAGTGAACAGAAACCTGATAAAGACGGCAAAAAAGAACCTGCTAAGCCTGGTATAATGAAAATAGCAAATGACTGGATTAAGGAAAAGGCTACTAAAGCATTTTCGTGGGCTTTTGGTAGTATTAGTAAAGGTTGGGAAGCAATAAAAAAGGGATCTGTAATGTTAGGTCTTGTAGCATGGTCGGCTATTATACCTACATTAGCATGGGTGGAGCCAGTTTATAACTGGCTTATGGGTACTCCTGAAACTATTAAAGAGGGTGGTGAAAAAGAACCAGCACGGCCAGGGGTATTGAGTGAGGCTTGGTCCTGGATTAAAGAAAAAGTAAAGACAAAATTACTCATTCCAGCATTGGTAAAAATGGCTACAGGGTGGCAGGAACTACAAAAAGGTAATGTGTTGAAAGGTTTATATACATGGACTACCTTAATACCCGGATTCGGTTGGTTAGGTAGTATTGTAAGTTGGCTTTTAGACCCTAGCGTTGAAACACCTAAAGAAGAAAACGTGAAAGCTGATGAAAAGCTAGACGCAAATACTATATATGAAACTATATCAAAAGGTGTAAAAGAAAAATTTAAGACTATATTAGAAAATCTTAAAAAACTATCTTTTGTTCCTAATTTTGTAATTGAAAAAATTGCAGGCTTTTTAGGTATAGATTTAAACGCTAAAGCAGAACCCGTTAAAGCAGCTTCGGTAGAACCCGTTAAAGCAGCTTCGGTAGAACCCGCTAAAGCAGCTTCGGTAGAACCCGTTAAAGCAGCTTCGGTAGAACCCGTTAAAGCAGTTATAGCAGAACCCGCTACCCCTAGTACTCTAGCTACAATACCTACAGGCGCTCTTCCTACTGTCACAGCTTCACCGGTGACCCCTAGCACTTCCTGGACAGCAGCACCTATGC